CCACCTGGGAACTTAAAGTTAGCCGACCACACCACAGGACCAGCAGTGATCCGGATAGCTCCAGTCTGACCACTGACAGCATTGGTGGGGTTAGGAACAGTGATAGCCCCAACGGTCCACAGGTTGCCAGTAGCTAGATCGAAGGCACCTGCTGTGATGGTACGTTCAGTGCTACGGGTAGCAACAGTGAAGGTAGGTAGAACGTCAGTCTTTACCGTATCAGCGTCATAACCCTGGACGGTTACCCCAATGTCAGCAGAGGTGAGATAGGTGTCATTTAAGGTCCAAGTAGTACCACCACCAGAAACAGTGATGTCACCCTTGTTGCCATCAGGAACCCCGTTAACAACAATAGAATCTACGTAGCTTTTTATGACTAGATGGTTTGCAGCTGTAGGAGTGCCGCTTGTAGGGATTGTAGTAAAATTCCAACTACCATTGATGGTATAATTTGAATCCGTCTGAACACTGCGTTGCTGTGTTTCCTGTGTTACATATAGACTTTGAGTAAAGTTCTCATTCAGATCTACAGCACGAATAGCAGCACCAGAATAAAAGGTAGCAGCCAGATCAGCATCATCAGTGATACGATAAATACGAATTACATTAGAAACTGTAGGATACGGAGTAGTGAGAAATGTAATTTGTTTATCAGTGAAGTTAAGTGAATAGTCAGTATTGACAGTTTTATTTGTACCATCAACTGACACATAGACATCACCTGCTTCTAGTGCCGGAAAGGTAAAGGTAAAGGGTCCGGCAGTTCCGTTACCAGGTAAATTAGTTTCAGTAATAGCCATTTATGTGACCCTTAATAAGAGAAGTTTTGTTCAAAGTCTTTCAGGAATTGTTCGGCACCATTAATGTCACCAACCTTAAGGAAGTTTTCAAGGGTTTGATTTTTAAATTGTTTATTCATAACCCCATCACGATTAGACAATGAAGCTTCAGCAAAACGCATAGAAGATCTAAGAGCAGAATCAAGCATCATATGGATACCATCAAATGTCTCAAGTTGAGGTTGAAGATTCTGTTCACGAGCACGTTTAAACTCTTTACGGAATGCCTTACCTTCTTTGCTTTGCATGATTTGTTGAATAGCACGTTTGAAATCACCTTGTTGACCCATAAGACTAGTCACTTCAGATCTTTCTTCATTAGTGTAATCAACACCACGTCCATTAGTACGTAGACTAGGACGAGCATCATATTCAATATCCATAAGGAACTGTTTCTCAGGAGAGATAGAACCACTTACTTTCCAAGGAAGATAGGTATTCCATACTCGTGCCCAGAAGTTAGGTGGTTCACCAACAAGACCACCATCAATCCAATCATACTTGTTAGGTAGATCTGATTTAAGAAGAGGATTACGGTTAGCTACAAGGTCAAAGAAGTTATTTTCTACTTCCTTTTTAGCTGGCATCAAAAGACGACCAAACTCAGCCAAAAGACTAGAACCAGGAGTAGCAGCAGAGGTAGCAAATGAAGAAGTCCAACGGTTAATTGCACCAACATTACCACTAAGAATATCATTTAGCGGTTCAAGTGCAGCAAGCATTGATTTATCAGTAAGGGTAGCACTAAGAACAAAGCCAGCAGCACGTAGATTCTCTTCAAGTTCACCTGAATTAAGGGTAGTGAAGTTATCCATGATGTCAGCAGTCAGAGCAAGCCAATCACTTACACCAGGGATGTTATCATAGCTAACCCAATTACCTCCAGGTACACGAATAGAACGAGGTTGCCAGTTAGCATCACGCCGTAGACGTTGCTTCTCCTTATCATAAAGACCATTACCTGTAATTGAGTCATTCATGAAGAGGCTAGCAGCTCCCATCACACTCAACATACCAATAGCTTTACGACCCTTTAGTTCGTTCCTAACAGCGTTGTATGCTGTCTGAATAGTTTCAGGACTATACTCAATACCACGACTACCTAAAAGTTCTTGTACTTTCTCTAATGGCATCTCATTAAATGGTTTGCCAAAAGCATTCATCTGATCCACAAACAATCCAATAGGATTATGTGAACCCATGAACTTCACCATGTTAATGGGAGTCTTAGTAAAAAGAAGGAAGGGTTTGATGATAGGTGCAGTACGAATAAGACCAGACAATGCATCATTAGCTGCATTATCAAGACTCATTGAAATCTCACCAGAAGCATACCTTACAGCAGTATCAGTGATGTTATCATTTTCATCAAACATCTCTGAATAAACTTTCTTAGAAAGCTCATTAGCTTTGTTAGTATCAAAACCAGCTTTACCACCAAAGGTTACTTCATCCCATGCCCTACCACGTGCTTCAATGTTACCAATCACAGCTTGAGTAAATCCATCAAATGCTTGCATTCCACGTTGACCAAAACGTAGCCACGGATGACTTGCAAGGTCATTTGTCTCTTCAATAATGGAAAGCATAGCTTGAGGACCATACTCACCACGTTCTGCTTTAGCATTAGCAAATACCCTGAGGACTTCAAGTTGACCTTCCTCAGCAACACCCATATCTTCACGTAAGGTCATTACATAAGGGTCTGCAGCAGAACGCTTGAAGACCTGATTCATGTACTGGAACCCATTACTTAAAGTATCGAGTGCAGCAGAATACTGATACCAACCTTTACGGAAAGCAGCCATGTCTCCATTAATCACAGCACCAGCAGCTTGAGCAATAGGACGCTCAGCAAGCAGTGCTATGTTAGAAAGACCAGCTTTAAGGGGTGTAATAATAGCAGATAGAGTAGAGTTATAAACATTAGACCAGAAACCTTTCAACACTGCAGAGGGTACGTCAGGATCACCATCAAACAAAGCTTTGCTGATAGTACCTGTGCTACTCCTTACATAGTTGTTAAGCTTAGTAATGCTATCTACCTTACCATCAGTCATCTCATAAGCAAGCATCAAAGGTGCTAGCATCTCAGGACGCTCTGCTTTAACAGCACGTAGGGTATCAATAGTTCCCTTAGCTTCTGCTTTAATCCTTTCAATTGATTGAAGAGTTTTATTCTTCTCATCAGCGATAGCATTAGCTGTACGTGTAGCTTCACCTTTACCAAATGCTTTACTAGATACATCAGTAAGACGATTCCACAAGTTAAGCATATTCAAAGCACGACCCCGTGTATAGGAAGTCATACCTTTCTGTGCAAGCAGAAACTCAAGACGATCCAATACCTGCTCCTGAGCACGACTAACAGCAGGTGTCTCTGCCATCAGACGCATACCTTGAGCCATATCAGACACCTGACCAGCAAATGAAGTACCAGTAAGAGCTTGTGCCTTCATGTAATCCATGTCCATATAATCAGACATATACCGCTTAATAGTGTTAAACACAGCAGCATAGCCTTCATCTTTAAGGACAAAGGTATCAGTATTAGGATCAATGTATTGGAACTTACGAACTGCTTCTTTTAGTTGAGGAAGAGAAAGACCATAGAAATCATCAGCTAGTTGTTCACCAGCAGCAGAGATTTCTTTAAAGCTAAGGTAACGACCTGATGCAGATCTGTAGCCATATTCACCAGCATCTTTGAGTTGTTCAGCAAGACCACGAATAATAGTGTCCTGACCTTCAGGAAGCTCCAAACCAAACTTAAGAGCAGGTTCAGAAACAACACTACCTACACGACCATATACTGTATCAGTATTAGTAAAAATCTTAGCTACGTCAACTTGAGCAGCGATAATACCAAGATCATCTACAGTACGAATACCTGACTCTTCATAACCATAAAGGTCATGTACACCAAGCATAGGTTCATCAAGGTTTTGATTCTTAGAAAAGTTGTATTCACCAAGCTCATCTAGTGCATCTGAACGTCTAGCTGCTGATTTAGCAATTGTTTCTTCAAGTGTATCTGCAGAATCATCAACTACATTAGCTTTAATAAATGCTGCAGCTTTTTCATTCTCAGGAATCCATTGATCTGCACGTTTGATACCTATACGAGCTTTGGCAAGTTTAGCTACACCTTCAATAAAGTCTGCAAAAAGACCTAATCCTACACCTTCTACAACATTCTTTGTTCGCTTAAGTTCTTCACTGTCATCAGCTAGTGTTGCTATGTTATCAGGAATCCAACCAAATTGAGCAGGGAAGTTCTTTTTAAGAATACCGCTAAGGTTATCATCAGTTTGATTAGGTTCAGCTACATAATCAACACCAGCGCCTACACCAGCACCAAGCAGTTTAGGAGCAAGCCACTTTACAAATGGATCTTGTAGCATCTTTACTTTACTAGCACTAGCAGCAGTACTAAGACCACCACCTGCACCTTTTGTAATAAGTATAGTAGGTACTACAATGCTCATCATTTCCCGAATTGATTGCATCATATCACTTTGAAACTTTGGAAGTTTCTGTGCTTTGCCATCAGGACGGAATGGATTAGTAATTCCAGGTACTTCTTTAGATGGAAGTAGATTAATTAAATCAACACCGAAGTCAGCCAAACCAGCAGGTACAGCAAATGCGCCTTCTAATGTTTGACGAGCAAGACCACCAAGGTCAAGGTCACCTTCTTGTTGAGCTTGTTGCGGTTGTTGCTCAGTACCCGTAGGTTGAGCAGGTTGAGAAGTTTGTTGTACTTGACCAGGAGAAGGTTGCTGTGGCATTGCCGGTTGGTTAGCCATAGCTTCCATAGCAGCAAAGTCTTGCTCAGTTTGTTGTGCTTGTAGCATCAACTGCTGTTCTTCTTCTGGAGTCAAGTCCGGCGTACCGTACAAAACTTCATTCATTGGATCAGTCATTTTTTATAATGGTTAGCGTTGAAGCTGTGTTACAACATAACGACGGAGGTTATCATAGTCAAGATATGGTGCCATACTTTTACTACCACGTGGTGCTGGAGCAAGGAAGTCAATTGAAGCAATAGTTCCGTCAACTGAACGGACATTACCTGTTCCTCCTTGTATACCAATTACATCACCAGCATTAATCCGTTGTCCAGGACGTAGTGAGATACCATCTGCAAGGTGACCATACAAGACATCTACCTTTTGACCAGTACGAGGATCCGCTGATTCAATAACTACATAGTTACCGTAACCAGATTCACGACTAATGTCTTTAACTACACCATCAAGTACAGCCGGGAAACGCTTACTTTCAAAGTAAAGGTCTACACCAGGTTGACCACTTGCCGTCTCAAATACAACGGAGGAGGGGCGTTCAAATGAAGCGCTGCCGTAACGTTGCATACTAGTACGCATTGTTGCACGACTTTGAAGAGCAGACACTTCTCCGTATTTAGCACGAGCCTTTTCAAACCGTTGATAAAGGTTTTCTGCATAACCAGCCTGTGCAGTATTAGGTCTACCTGCTGCGATCCATCTACTGTAACCAGTCTCACCCATGTTCCACACATA